TTACTCCTTTGCTTGCCCGCTAGTGAGGTAATGCTGTGACACTACCTCACATTGCGAGATTAACGGGGGTGATGGTATATCTACCTTAGCCAACCGCATAACTTCCAGTGTTATCCTCGGTTAATATTTTTACAGCCCCGTCTTCCTACCACCGTTTCGTAATGAATATCCCATTTGAGGTTTCCTGTCCTTTGGCATAATCTTAAGTCTACCTGAAGGGAAAGTAACTACTGTCACTCTCCCCTCTGTATAGACATCAAGAATACGGTCAGGGATGCTTGACCTCAGTTCCTTGATAGTGACCATTATTCATCCTCATAAAATTTAACTTTATCCCTAGAGTTGTAGTTATACAAACGAGACAACTCTCTTAAGAATAAAGGTTTATCTGGACAATTTCTAACAGTTGATGCTCCGTATTCAAGCTTATTCATCATTTGATTAATATCAAACAATGGATTCTTAAACATTAACCAGAAAGCATTGAGAAATGAAGACTTCCTAGCAAACCCTAGATAGTCACACACTCCTGCTTTATCATCAGTTCCATTGATAGCCTCTTCAAAGCCATTAGCTAGTTTCCAATTCTTACATTCCAAATCTCCTGTTTGAAACTGTATTGTTTGGTACTTACCTCTACCACCTTGAAGTATTACTTGACATACAGATATTGGAAACCCAGTTTTACTCAGATAACCTGAGAAAGCTTTATACTGAATCCTTCCTTGCATACAAAACTTGTGTAAGAAGTCAGGTAAGCTCCATGGTGTAGTCTCAGAAGTTGCTTCAGATACATCATCTAGGTGGATATTATCGTCCACATTATAATATATCTTTCTTCCTAGTTGTTGACCAACTGTGAATCTGTGTTGTCCATCTATTATACCAAGTCCAAGCCCATCACAACTGGCATATCTATCTTTGCTAGCCTCTTTGCTATTACATAAGATAGGTTTAACCTTGAAGAGATGTGGATTATTCTCCATTTTCTTCTTCAGTGTGATAAGTTTCTTTGGTTTAATAGGTCTGTTCTCCAATATTAATTGGAAAGCATTGTAGTTTGTTGTTGCCTTAGCCATTTCTCCCCCTCTAGCGCTCCAAGTATTTTGAAACACTGGCTTGTGTTGTTATGTTGTTGTTAGTGTCTTCAATTTTAAAGCTACAGTTAACTTCAAAATTTTTCTTAGCCTTCTTTTCAATAAACATTGCTTCTTCAATAGATTTATATATACCTATTAATCTTTCAATATTTATTTCTTGAATGTCACCATTCTTATCTTTCTTATTATAAGACCAGTGCGCTATTAATGCCTTGTTCATATATTGTTCTCCATGATTATGGTATGTGGAAGGGATACTATAGTATTGAATACCAATATTTCCTACCGCAGTCATCATCAAATATACTTATCTCATCTAACTTTATATTACTATGAGTCTGTACATAATCCAAATCCTTTGATAGTATTGGTTCCCAATACCCCACCCTCAGGTGACGCGTTCCATTTTAACTCTCTCTAAATTGTACATCTTTCCTTTTATAGCCTTTCATAACAAGTAGCAATAATGCTTTAGTCTCATCATGATTCACTGGTTCTATGTTTCTCATCACTCACCATCCTATTGTATCATGTTTTAGAATGTTCTCTCCTTTATTATTCCAAACATTACCATCACTAGGTTTAAGAGAATACTTAGCAAACCTATTACCATACTTATTTGTAATCATTGTGGTATAAACATGCCTTTTTTCTCTTATTTGATGTACAATAGCAGCTAACCTGAAACATCCAAACCTTTCAAGTGCCTCTATTGGTGTAATCGCATTGCCAGCTAATAGATATTCCTCTATCATCTGCTTTTGTGTTTTTCTTTTACTCATCATCTTCCTCTTCTTCTACTGGTGGAAATGCTAACTGCATCACTCCATATACCATGATTGCAGATAGCAGTGCAAAGACAATAAAGTCTACTGCAAATTGTTGTATTAAGTTCATGCCTCAGCCTCATTATTAAAGTCAAGACCTATCTCCTCATTATCAGACAGTTTACTAACTGCTTTAATGATATCTCTTGGTATCTCAGTAGAAAGGTCAGCTGCTAACTTTATATCAATAGAGCTACATTCAAGCAAAGTACCTATCCTGCTCTGAGCTCCACAGATATTGGTTACTATAGCATTATCCTCATCTTCATCTATTAAACCAGCGTCAGACAGTTTTGCAGACATCTTTGCTATCATTGATGCAATATCAAATAATACTGTCATTATGAGAATCTTTTCAATATGCTCTAGTTTTACTCCCTTTAGTTTTGTCATCCTTTACTCCTATATGATTTATGTTCTAAAGTTAAATGTTCTTCAATTATGGTGACCTTATGCAACAATAATGCTATAAAGAACAGCACTACTATAAAGCCACCAGTTACTATTGCCAAAAATAATTCCATATTATTCCTCCTCTTCATAGGTTAAGTTATTATAACTATCACACTCTAACTCATCATAAGGGTCTTTACGCTTAAAAGTTGTCATATGTCTTCTATTATACCATTTCAATACCCAATCTGGTTGATTATTCATACAGTCTTCACAATATTGTTCAGTCCACTGCTCTCCACCAAAGTTATGCGGTACATAATGCTCTGCTGGCACCTCTTCACAATCTTGACAGTAGAATATGGGCTTAATAACATCTAAGACATCATCTAACGTTTGCTGAATCATTATTTGAGCATCTTTATATCCACGAACATAATCATCAGTAGGTTTCATATTCTTTAAATATTTCTTGAGTGATTTTATAGATTTCACTAAATCTCCTTGATACATAATTAATTGTTTGAAAACTATTACTCCTTTAAATGTAGAGGGGGAACAATGCGGAGTTCAACTCCAGTCATGACTATGACCAATGATGGACGGTGCTCCCCCTCAAGTTATGAATTACAACTATGCAATCACACTACGCCAACCTCTAAGTGGGTCAACGTAATCAATATGAATCATGCTGACATCATCAACAGGAATCACATTGTTGTGCGGACCACGTACATGACCTAAGTCTCTCAAGGCTTGCATATACCCTGAAATGTACTGAATAGCATACTCAAAAGTGCCTGACACTTCAAGTGTGTTAATACTCTCTCGACATGTATCATCACCGAGACTTACTTTGAAAACGTGCTTCATGATGCCCATCCCCTTGCGGCAAATATATCTGCCACTTTGCGAACTGTACAACCCGCTTTACGCAACTGTATAGCTCTTGTGTTAGTGATAAGGACTACAGACTTTGCTGGAATACCAGCCTCTATGATGCCAGTCCATGTAACTTCATAGTATTCTTTAGATTCGTTGGTCATGATTAATGCCTCTTATTGCTAGTTAATGCCCAAGTGGATGTAATATACAGATGTAAATAGATACTACACCCACATGAACATAATTATGTCGTTATAAGCATAGTACAGTAGACATGTATGCACATTGCGAGTATAACGGCGATAATAATAATAATATAATGAAGGGTAATGGGCCCGGCTATCAACTCGGGCCCGTCCATCACAATATTAACTGCTTCTTGAATTACTCCGGTGCTGGAGTAGGTAGCTTCGGCATAGGTTGGTCATCCTCATCCACAAAGATAGGCTCAAGACCTTCACCAACACATTGCTGGTTGATGTTAATAAGGTCAGCTCTAAGTTCGGACATGATGTCGCGCTTGCTAGGCACGGACACACCCATGATATACTGCCGTCTGGTACCAGCTTTGAACGACCTCTTCAGGCCTTCTTCACGCCGCTGAGACGCCAATTGTTTATAGTAATCACGCTTAGCTTTCTGTGCTTTAGTCATTGTTGCACCTCCGTGCATTATGTTAATAGTTAGTATTAATTATACTATAGTATTTAATAAATGAAATACAACTAAAATTCGTATATACGAAATCCCTTAACTAAGGGTAGGGTAGGGGAAAAAGGCTACACACCAAAATCCTACAATTTTTCTCCTATATAACTTGGGCATTTTTATCTTTGATATGACTTGACTAGTAGTTTAAATTTATAGGGTGGTAGGGCAGGGAAAATAAAATGTATAAGAAAATTATTATGGCTGATTTAATAGAAGAACTATCCGAGTTACCATTTAAGACACAAGAAGCTGTGTTAAAGAATTTGTCTGAGCAGATGATTCCTTTAGAGATAGATGGAGATGTGTTTATGGTGCATGAAGAAGTAAGTAAGTTGATAGATAACCTTGTTATGCAGATTAAAGATTTAAAAATAGAGAGAGATGATTGGCAGATAAAAGAGTAATTAAAGGTATTGCTCATTACGTCTATGATGATATAGACGAATTCCAAGAAACCCATCCAAATACAGTAGTTCACCCAGATTGGAGGATTGCAAATGAGGGGGATTGGGTGTATTCTAATGATGACAGAATAGTGCAGCTACTAAAAGTATCGAATAATGTAAAGCATCACTCAGATAGAAAGAATTATAAATTCGCAAAAGGGTGGGTAAGGACTGTAGTAGGGAGTTTTTTAAATAGACCTAATATTAAGATGGATACAGACTTTGATAATCACCCAAACAGGTATACATTCTCAACTACTATAAAGAATACTGCAAATCGTGTGTACAAAA